TTTAAGAAAAATTATCTTATTAATTTTTATAATATTTAGTGCTTAATAAAATTTTTAAATGAAGCTTTTAGACTAAAAAACAAAAGTATACTCTCTTGTTTTTTAGTCTAGTATTTCAATATTATTATATTAAATAGCGACTAATTCCTCAATTTTCTCAAGATCGATTATTTTTTTAATATAAGACCAAGTTTTTTCAGCATTAATTAAATTTTTATCAATTGTTCCATCATTAATAACTCCATCGAGGATATTAAGAAATAGATTGGTTAATGCAGCTGCGTCTTCTACCTGAATTTTAATTAAAATAGAAAAAACAAGCTCATAGAGCCATTCTCTATATTCATTAATAGGATTTTTAACGGATGGATAAAGTTGTACTACTTCCATAGTTGCCTTTTTAAATAAGCATCCATTAAAGTCTTCTGTGTAAATCCAGTCAATATACCAATTAAATAAGCTTCTGAGTTGAACTAAAGGTAGGTCATTGGTATTGATTCTTTCTAATATAGCAGACTGTATATCAGAGTTCCTTTTGTAAAGGCATGATTCTATTAGCTTTTCCTTTGAAGGAAAATACTTGTAGAATGTCATCTTTGCAACATTGGATTCAGCAATAATTCTGTCCACTCCAATAGAGTTATAGCTTTTTTCATTAAAAAGGGCAGTTGCTGTTTTTATAATAGTGTCTCTTTTTGACATCGATTTCCCCGTAGTAAATCTTTTGAAATCCGTTTCTTTTTTAAGGCTAGTGCTCTGGCAAAAGTCAGTTTAATCATATTGAAAACGCTAATGTAATACAACATGTGAGAGCCTAAAAAAATAGTATTTTTCGATATTAATTGTTATTTGATTCATTAAAAAAATTCATTAAATTATCCATTGATTTGTAGTAATAATAAACCTAATATCAAATTGTTTAGGGATGAGTATACAATTTTATTTAGTAGCAAATGAATGCACGATTAAAATAATGGGGAACTCATAACCTAACTATAAGAATTAATTTGTTATTGAGAATGATTATGTCAAAAAAATTTGAAGATTTCGATAATCCAAGACAAAAGGCATTACTGGGGATGAAGAATAGTATTCCTACAGAACAGTGGGAAGAAAATCTAAAATTTCTCAAACAATTAAGAGCGAGAATTGCTGAATTACCAGTATGTAAGCATCCGGCGATCGAAGTTTTAAATAATGGATTGCTTGATAAATTCACTTTAACAAGAATTCATTTAGAATATCGTCATGCGATTGTTCAGATCTTTACTGATGCCTTATTAATGGCCCAGTTCCAGACAAAACAATTGGAGCCTAAACTCCATTCTGGAGCTAAAATGTTTCCACGTGTTTTATTAAGTTTAAATGTACTTGATGAATTTGGTTTCAGACCAGGAACAGACCCGGACAATTATTATCTAGGTAATCCGGAGTATGCACATTATCCTTTATATGAAGATTTATTGAATGATTATGGTTTGAGTGAGAAGGACCGTAGAGAGTATCAACCTTCAAAAATTGCAGATCAGGTAAGAAATTTTCTAGAATCATCTTATGATAGTTATATTAAAGTAGTTGCTTTACTTGCAGTAGCGGAAGAAGAAGTGATTCTTTTTAGCCCACCACTTCGTGAAGCGACTAAAGCCATTGGCGTGGATGTTGAAGGTGGCGGCTATTACCATGTTCATGGGGTATCTACTGACGAAACCTCAGAAGCAGCAGATGATGATCATGAAGATGATCTCTGGTTTGCGTTAGCGCAAGCAATAACTAAAGAAGACTATGAGAGCTTAACAACGCTTTGTATGGATTATTGTGCTTTATGGAATGAGTTTTGGGATGCACAAATTGCTGATATTCACTACTTAGAAGCAAAGAAGTTAGCATAACTTGTATTCATAGTAAGACGAATAATTGATAAAAACTAAAAAGCCTATTCACATATGAATAGGCTTTTTTAATACTTTAAATCCAGCCCATCTATAAACTAATAACCTGAAGTATTTCATTTAATACATTATTTGCATCTGTTAGAAATGATAGAATTACGAAAGTCAGTAAGTTGATATGTATGGGGCTTAAAAACATGCATCCTATAAGTGTGAGCAAATGAATACATTCATATACAGCTATCTGAAATTTTTAACCTATTGAAAGTACAAAGGTTTAAGTCTTGTTCCAACCATTTACAATCCAAACCAGATTAGGCGGATTCTACTTCTTTTATAATACGCCTGTGGTTTTTGTATTTTTATTAAAGTGAATTAAAACAAAGGTTTATTGTTGGAAAATGACGTATTTTATGGTTAACTAAAAACGCTTGTAGACTATTTGTAGACTGTTGAGAAACATGGTTAAATCAAAGTTCGCTAAAACAGGTTTAAGACATGAAACTCAACAAATCTACTGTTGATGCTATTCCATTAACTGAAAAAGGTCAAAAAATATATAGAGATGCAGAACTGATCGGTTTTGCTGTTCGGGTAACTAATAAAAGTAAAACCTATATTGTTGAAAGGAGGCATGAAGGTGAACTCTATCGAGTGACAATTGGTAAAACCACCGATATTCCTGCAACAAATGCTCGAGCAAAAGCTCAGATGATTCTGGCGAAAATTTCAAACAATGAATATGAAAAGCCTATCAAATTAAAGAATGTTGCTAATCCTTTAGATATTACAGTGAATGAAGCTCTTCAAATTTATATTGATAGAAATGACTTTAGGCCGAAAACAATTAGGCAATACCATAAATACTTTGATTTATATTTAGGGTGGGGCAACAAAAAGCTTTTCCAGATATCTAAGCAAGAAGTATTGGATCGATTTATTGAGGTATCAGAAGTAAGTGAGTCGTCAGCAAATGGTGCTGTATCTCTTTTAGGTACTTTATGGAAGTATATTCATGTTCTTTATTCAACAGATGAGAACCCGATTCTTAAAAGTAATCCAGTTGACATTATTTCCGTAACAAGAGGTTGGAATAAAATAGCAAGTAGGGATAGACATCTCCATAAAGACATCATTCACAAATATTACAATGCAGTGCTTCATTATGAAGATGAGTTAAATCTGGAAAATACTGCTAGGTCAAACACGCATCGGGATATCGTATTGATGTGCATGTATACGGGATGCCGTAAACAGGAGGCATGTTGTCTAAAGTGGTCTGATGTAGATATTAAAAATGGTACCTTAACTTTTAGAGATACCAAAAATGGTTCAGATCATACTTTTCCTATTGGTGATCATCTACACAGTATTTTGCGTGAACGTTGGTTATTAAGAGAAAACGATTGGGTTTTCCCAGCTACTAAGATGCCTACTTCGTGGAATATGCATGCGACTAAGGTAGATACATTATTGAATAGAGTGGGTAAAGAAGTTGACTATTACGTTTCAATGCATGATTTCCGCCGTACATTTGCCACTATATGCAACCTTTTAAGATTTAATATTTATGTGACAAAAAGACTTCTTAATCACACGGCTAAACCAAGAATTGATGTGACAGGTGGATATGTTCAAATTCCAGATGAGGAATTAAGAGCTTCAATGAACATGATTGAAGCGGTGTATCAAGGCAAGATTGATTGCTTTAATTACCAATCTGTTTGGGCAGAAAGATTAAAAGAAATAAAGGCGGTTTAACCGCCTTAAACTGTTGCAAGCTGTGCTGTATTAAGCACAGTCTTGCTTTGCTCATATTTCAAAACGTCTTTCTTTTTATATGAAACACGTCTCCCAATTTTCGAGAAAGGCAGTGATGATTGATCACAACGCATTCTAGCTAATGTCCAAGGCGAGCAATCTAAATAAAGTGCTACAACCTCTTGAGGAAACTTCTGTTCTTCATTAGCCATTATGAAGCGATCCAAATATTCTTGTTGCTCTGCATCAGATAGATTTCTCAAATCTTTTAGCATTCACGCCACCATTCTATAAATACGTTTAACTTCATGGTCCAGCTCATCCATTGCAGAGCGACCTTCTTTGAAATATTTCAAAAGCATTAGTTTGTATCGCTCTTGAGCTGCTTTGTTCATCACACCTTCGTTGCTTACTGAAAGGGTGCCTTTATTACCTTTAATTAAGTTCACGCCGTGCGGTGTGCCTTTCCCGCGATACCCGGCATTTACGTTGAACACAATGAACTTCTCGAAAAGCTGCATTGGTAGCAGCTTTGGCTCGAAAAGAAACTCTGGAGTAGTTTGTTTTGACATTAGAAAGGTTCCTCCAGTAAATAATCAGGTTCGTTTGATGCCGCATTTTGTAACTCAAAGCGGCGTTTCTTAACAAAGTCCATGAGTCGTGATTGAATCTGTGGATCTCGTGCGGCCACATCTATTTCCAAAGCATCCAATGTTGTGAGGTCGGGCGCGTTTTGGATCTGGACCATTAGTGAAGGTGGTTCACTCTCTACAGGCTTTTCATCTGCAAGCTCAGTCAAACGCTTGTGAGTAGCTTTGAGTAGAGGATCCATTTGTTTATCTGACCATGTACGGGTGTATCGATAAACAGCATTTACCTCAGCTGGTGTTTTTGACTCTTTAACACGCTGGAGAAGGGTATCTAATGTCTTCTGATATTCTGGATCTGATTCAAGTTCATTAGATACTGGAGTTAATAGATCCTCGGAAGCTGTGACATTAGTTTGTTCTGTAATAACAATCGCTGGCTGTTTATCTGCAGGGAAAACTTCAGAAGGTATTACTTTTGCCACTGGCTCAGCTTTTGATTTTTTGCCTCTCTGTTTTTTAGGTTCCTCACCAAGACGAATAACACTTAAATCATTGTTGATTTCAATACCGAGTGCTTTTGAAAAAGCTTTTAATTGAAGCTTGGCGTTTTCTGCATCACGTTGAACGAAGCCACTGTTAATAGAATCAATTAATGCGTTAGTTTTGAAATCTAAAACATAGACCGTAGGTGAATATGTACTGATTACAAAAACTTCCTGACCGTCTTCATACTCATCAATAGTTAATGGCTTTGTGAATGTAATGCCAGCCAGTTCAATAGTTTCGATTTTGATGCAGAATTCAAAACCCGGTTTGCCAAAAACAGAAGCGGGGAATTGATCTAAATCGGCAAAGTCCAACATGTCTCCGGCTGGACGACATAGAACAGTTTTACCGTTTTGAAGAGCTGCAAATGCTTCAGCTGCAGTTAGTAAGTTAGACATAAATAGCTCTCCTTTTAGTGATGTAACGACTGTTGTTGCTGAACTTGCTGAGGATTGTTTTTAGGTGCCCAACCCATCTGATCGGCACGTGCTTGGCATGCTCTATTGATACCCGCCTCATACGTAGTACCTTTAAACTTCTTAATCGCAGCATTTAAGATGTTGGTGTCTGGTGCATCTTTAATTGCTTTTAATGCATCTTGATATAGTTGGTCCTGAGTACGAGGCGGCTTCTGGTTACCACCCTGAGCGATTGTCTGATTATTTTGATTTGTATTTTGACCTGCTGGGGTAGAGGCATTTTGCTCTAGATAGGCATAGTCATAGTTGTATAGATATTTACTTCCATCAAAATTACCGAGGTAGACATCAGCTGCCACACCAATAGCTTTAAACGCTACACCAAGAGCATCAGTAACGGCCTTTTTATAACCTTCATCAATCGCTACTAATTTGCCCTTTTGAACTTCAACAATTGCTGAACCGCCGTTGCCGAAAAATTCCTCACCCCAAACACCATCAATCTTGGTTTTTACTGCTACTTCAGCAAAAGCCATAATGGTTCCATCTGGAGCAGTTTCAGACCATAAACGTACATGTCTATAAGTCCAGCCATGACCAACGGGACCAAAGGCCTGAGTCATAGCCATTAATCGCCATTGAGGGTTAATATCTGATTTACCTTTTAAATAACCAAACTCAATTTTTTTAAGAAAATTGGTAGGCGTTTGCTTAACTGCATTCCAAATATGCAAGTTGTCTTTTGAGTTTTCAGTTGTCATTTTTCTTATCCTCATCTAGAGCCGGTGAAGCCGCGAGAACGCTTATAGTTTTTGCGGTCATAAGTAGGGATATTTGTTTCACGCAGTTTTATAGCGAGCTGCTTTCTGCGTTGAAAATCGATTTCTTGTGTGAGTTCATTCCAAACTTTCGGATATTCAGTTTGGAACTTAGACACATTTAAAGGCGTCTTAACTCCGTCTTTAACTTTGTAAAGAACTGAGCCATTAGCATTAGATGCGTACACTTGCCAGCCAATGCGAACAGAGTAGAGGCCCTTATCATCACGACCCAAATAAGACTTGTAGCCGTCAGGGTGTTTTTTGAAATTAGTCATCTTTAAGCCTCCACCAACTTGTTACGTTCGATGAAGCCTTTTAGAAGGCCATTGATGTTGCGGATGTCTTCAAATTCGGTGAAATCGTTATATGACTTACCATTAACATCAGTGATTTCATTTACTGTGAGTTGTGTAATATCAACAGCGGTGAATTCAGAACCTGGAACGCCGTAGCTGTCTGGATAGGCTTCAAAATCAAAGCTAACGTTTAAACGGAAGCTATCTAATTTGATGACGGCAACGCCAGAATCTTTACCTGTGATTTTCGCGGTTAACACACCGTAAGTACTTGGTTGAATTTTAGGTGTAAAAAGAGTAGGTACTTCTTTTGTTTGGAAAGCTGGCTGCAATTGGCAAGCAACTAAAGAACCACCAGAAATTGCAAGAGCAGCCATGCTGACAAATGCAAATGAGTTGAAAGGAGGAGCTTTTACGTTCATAATTGATCTCGCAGTTTTGCAAAAGCACATCGGACCTGGGGAGGGGCGGTGTGCTTTTTTGTTGTCTGTGAGATAAATATCGCATTTCCGATATTATTAGTCAATAGGTAATCCGATATTTTTATAGAAAATCCGATTTTTTATGCTTTAATAGACAAAAGAAAACCCACACGGGGTGGGTTGGGTGAGAAGGGTAGTGTTTGATTTTTATTTATTGCTCATTACTTTGCTTCTGGCCTCTCTCGCCTCTTTACGAGCCTTAAGGGTTTTCTCAAGCATAGATATTTCTTTTAAATCACTCCATGCCAAAAAGAAACTTAATATTGAGGTTAAGCCTACAGATAAGACTAATGCTAAAAGATGCTGATTTGATAGTAAATTCAATTCATTGAAAACATACATTCCAAAAACAATCACTATAAATAAAATGGCAACATATAGTGATGATTTGCTCCTTATATCCACAGTGGACGTGAGGCGATCCCGCTCTGATTGATTTAAACCATCAAGCTTCAATGCATCGAGCATACCTTTGTAGGCTAGATAAATTTGACTTAACGGTAATAACAAAACAAAGGAAAATTGAACCAAGTTGATATTTACATCAAGGGCAAGAAATTTAAAAGTAACTGAAAAAATGACAAATAGAGCTACTAACACTAATGCAATAAATTTAGCGTTGTTGTAAAACGGCAAGTAGCGTTTAGCCATGATTAATCACCAAAATTAATATTGGTAGTCATCCAATTGTACAATTGAACTTTAAGGCCGTCGTTATAAACTTTATTATTGATTGTTTCAACAGATATTTTTCCACTCATCTTTAAGTTATCCGCTGTGACCTTAGTACCATCTTCAAGAGTTATAACATAATCATCATTATGTCTCATAGATGATGCAACAGTATCAATTACTTTTTGCCCGCTTTTGGATGTTTTTCGATTATAGGTGAGTGTTAATTTAAGCTTTAAATTAGCGTCATCAAGGCCATCTTCAAGTTTTAAATCATCCAAATCGACACCAAATGCAGTTTTTAAAACATCAACCACATTTTCTTCGATTTTGTAATCAATCTTAGCTGGTACGTTCGACTCTATTTTGTGAATCGGTTGCAATTCTGTTGATCCAATTCCAGATGAGATTGAGATGGTCTTGGCTGGCGTTGATTCCAATTTTTCTTTAATTGCCGGGTTCGGAGCATCTTTTAAGATTAAGGCACTATTCGCTGGTAAGGCTTTAGCTGCTTCACCCAAAAGCCAACCTAAATAAGACTCAAGAGTTCTTGCTGTTAATGATCTGGATTGAATAATTGCAACATGATTATCAATCACTCCAAAATATAAAACACTATCAATAAATTCTTTGCGCACTACTTCAACAGATTCATCCTCATCATCAGGTAAATCTTCCGTTAAGTAAGTTTTGATTGGGAATTCGGTAGCACTATCATTGTCTATTTTTAAAACAGCTTGAGCTTTACCAGACTCCACTATGATTAGCTCTCCAAAGAACATACTTTGATGTGAACTTGCGTGATTTATAAGGATAAAATCATCTTTAGTAGCCGATACAAATTGCTGCCTATTAATAGCTTTATGATAAAAAGAGTCTTTATCTAATAGTTGGGCTTTAAGTAAGTTTCCAAGGTTCGCGCCTTTTAGAAAGTCTACTTTTTTGTAGTGTACGGTTTTGTCTTTTACAACTGTCTTACTCATTATTTTCCCCACCCGATCTGTTGTAAAGACTGTGTCGGGTTCACAGTTTATTAATCTTTTGTGTTATTAATTTTCTGTCCTAGCTTTCCTTCTTTTACCAACTGCACGACCTGCTCATTAGTAAGCACAGGAATAAAGACTTTGTCGCCAATATCTTTAGAAAGAATCTTTACCTCTTCAGCAGTCAGCACCAAAGCTTCACCATGTTTAGCTGCATCATTGATACGAGCAATAATCTGGTTGATTGGTAGTTTTGAATTGTCCATATATCACCTAAAACCTTAATTTAACTTTTTCTAACACGCTTTGGACGTGATCCGCCTAATGGTCTAAATGCATCAATAACTAAGCCTACGAGCTCCATACCATCTTCAAATTCAATAATATTGGGATGGAAGTTGGGGTTTAATGCTTGCAAGTATTTGCGCTGGTCGCTTTCAATTACAAGCTTCTTAAAGGTTGCGTCTGAATTATTTCTAACAACGATGAGGTCATCAGCGATTAGATCGCAAACTTGATAGTTTGGATTAACTAAAATGTAGTCTCCCTCTTCATATCTAGGGGAATTACTTACTCCAACTACTCTCAAATAAAAACAACCATCTGGATCATCTGCACTAAGTGGTGGCAACCATTCATTTATTTTATTAGGATCGATAGCTTCTACTGATGTCATTGTCCCTGCCTGCACCCAAGAAAGAACGGGAATTAGTTTTTTAGTTATAGGCTCAACATTATTGTCAAACTTACTGACAATTCCTTTTTTTAGCTCTTCTGCGGTAACACCAAGTGCGGTAGCCAGCTCAAGTATAGAGCCTGTCGATTTGGCATTCCCTGTTTCGAGATCAGAAATTACAGATTGTTTGACACCTGACTTCATAGCCAGTTCTTTTTGAGTCATTTTCTTAGCTTTGCGAATTGCTTTTAAGTTTTCGCCCAAAGTAGCCATAAATTTGTCCATCGTTACTTCTATCGGAATTCTGATACATATTTCAATCGGTTTGGCTATTGAATAAATATCGGAAAACCTATATATTTAATAAAAATTATCGGAGACCGCCCATGAATCAATGGCAGAAGATGATCTCTGAGTTAAGGGAAAAGGGTCTTACTCAGACATTTATAGCCGCAGAAATCGGGTGCTCACAGAATTACGTTAGTGATTTAGAGCGCGGGTTATGTGGGAAACGCCTTTCATATGATCTAGGAAGAAAACTAGAAAATTTATGGAAGGAATATTGTTCAAAACAATTAACCGCTTAGGAACTAAACCATGAGCAAAGTATCAACCGAATTGAGTGCAAGTGCGAGAAATAGCATTACAAGGGTTTTACGCATTCTTGCAAACAGTAATAACTCCCAGATTGCTGAAAAGTTGGGGCTAGATCCAACTACATTTTCAAGATTTAAAAATGACAAGAAAAACAATGGCTTGTCAGATATTGAGAATGTTTGCGCAATGTTGGATTTGCTTGAATTAAAAATCGTACCGAAGAAATACAAGTTAATTCACAAGGAAAAGTTGGCAGCGCTTTTGAATCTATCAAAGGCTTATATGGGACGCCTAGGTTCAGTCGATGATCTTTTTCAAGATGACATTGAAGACTTTGGAATTAATGAAGAACTCGGATATTAAAAAACCGCTTCCTGCGCGAACAGGTTAGCGGTCACGTTCAATCGGAGAAGGACCAAATGAACTATTCAATATTAGCAGACATTGAACTAAATCGGAAGATTAGTTTGTTTCAAAAAGCGGTTGAGGCTTATGTGCTTAATCGAACTCTCGAAAACTCTATGGCATTGGCTAAAGCAAAAGCTGATTTAGCTGCATTTGTATTGAGAGGTGTTTGATGGGTGCATCAATTCCAATTATTAAGTTGATTGAAGCTATGAACGAACAGCCAATAGCATTCAACAAGCACTATGTATTTTTAGGATGTGGGATCAATGGGGCATTAATGCTCTCTCAATTGGTCTACTGGACTTCTCGCACTAAAGACAGTGAAGGTTGGATCTTTAAAACACATCATGAGTGGACTCAAGAAACTGGTCTTACTCGTCGTGAGCAAGATACGGCCAGAGCAACACTTAAATCACTTAAATTCATCTCTGAGAAAAAGATGGGTGTGCCTTGTCGTGTTTACTACCGTGTAGAGCGTGAAAACCTATATCAAGCTTTGATCGAATACTCTGAAAGCATTGATATTAATAGTATGCACAATTCCGCCATACTGAATGCACAGAACAGCCATACTGAATGCACAAATCCGCCAGACTGTATGCACAATTCCGCCATACTGAATGCACAAATCCGCCCATCTAATACAGAGAATACATACAGAGAATACACAGAGAATACTACAGATATTATTTGTGCTGATTCAGCACCAAAAACACAAAAATTCAAAGCGAAAGATTTCTTGTTGAAAAACGGAGTATCTGAGCAAACAGCAACAGAATATCTTGATCTTCGCAACAAGAAGAAAAAACCAGTAACTCAACGTGCTTTACAACTTGTTTTCAAACAAGCTCAGGAAGCAAAGCTAAGCAATGAGCGTGTATTCCAAATTATCGTTGTTCGTGGTTGGGAATCTTTCAAAGCTGCTTGGAACTGGCAAGAGACAAATGCAGAGCTTGAGCAATTAGAAAATCCAGTTGCTGAGCAGCAACAAACTATCCCTGAACAACCAGCAACACAATTCAAAGGTGTTGCTAAGAAATTTAAGGGGATGGACCAATGATTGAATTATTTTCTATCCCTGTTGAGCAAAGCATCTTGTCTACGTTCATGACAATCGATCAGGCAGCAGATGAGTTTATCTCTCAGATCGATGCACAAGATTTCTATGCATCACAACACCAGATCATCTTTGCCCACATCAAGAGCCAATTGAATAAGGGTGAAGCGTTTGATGAGGTGACTGTATTCGAGTTGATTAAAGCTAATCCGCTTGAAGCAAACCAAATCGATGAGCAGTTTCTTGTGAACCTCATGAACCGCGCAAGCAATGTGAGCTTGTTAGTAACACACATCAAAAAGCTAAAAGATTTCTCTACTCGCAGAAAGCTTCAAGAGACTAGCAAGTTGATTAGTTCGATCGCTAACGACATGGCAACTCACACTGCTGAATCTGCTGTGAACAAAGCACAATCGTTAGTTCAAAACTTAGATTTTGGTGCTGGTGAGGAAAAGCTTAAACATGCTCATGAGTTTTCAAAAGAAGCTGTAAAAGAGTTCCTTGATCGCCACATGGCAATTCATAACCAAATGCCTTATGAGGGCGGTATCAAGACTGGCTTTACTGCTCTGGACAACAAACTAGGTGAAATCAGCAAAGGCGATCTAGTCATCATTGGTGCGCGTCCTTCAATGGGTAAAACAACGTTTGCTCAAAACATTGCAGCAGACATGATGATTAACCAGTCTTTACCAGTTCTGTTTATCTCAATCGAAATGAAGGGCAGACAGATTGCACAGCGTTTAATTAGTGGCATTGGTGGGGTAGAGCTACGCAAAGTATTAACAGGACATATTGATCCAAATAGCGACGATACACAGAAGGTGAATAACGCTGCTCTGGTACTTGAGAAAGCACCTTTGATGATCGACGACAACAACCGCGCAACTGTGGCAACTATCCGCAGATCAGCTAAGAAGGTTCAAGCCAAATACGGAAAGATTGGCGCAATCTTTGTTGATTACATCCAGAAAGTAACACCACTCACTAAAAACAACTTTGGTCGTTCTGACAAAGATATCGGTGAAATATCTAATGAGCTTAAGCGTATGGCAGGTGACTTTGATTGTCCTGTGATCGCACTAGCACAGCTTAACCGTAACTTAGAGAACCGCCCAAACAAACGCCCTGTAAATGCAGATCTAAAAGAATCAGGCGACTTAGAGCAAGACGCAGACATCATCATGTTTATTTACCGCGATGAAGTCTACAACAAGGATTCTAAAGAAGCAGGTACAGCAGAAATCATCATAGGTAAGGCTCGTAACGGCTCAATTGGCACAGTTCGATTAGCTACAGACTTGTCACGCGCAACTTTCGCTGACTTAAGCCCTGAGTATTACCAGTCTATGGAAGAGAGAGGTGCAGCGTGAAAGCAATAAAACGAGTTAAAGCATTCCAAAACATTTTTGACATTTTGTTATTCGCTACACATGCAACACAACCTTTCACGATGAAGGATTTGCATGACCATGTGTTAGATGCACCTAACAACACTATCCAATGCTATGTGCAGGAATTAATTAAAAGCGGCTACTTGGAAAAGGACTCATACGCAACTTACAAAGCAACTCAGTTTGCAAAGGGCTTGCTGAATGTTAAAGGGGAGCTGAAAGCATGATCGAATTTGCAGATTACACCTCAATGATGAAGCTGCGTAGAGCGTACAACCTCGGTACTCGTAATGAAGAAACAAGAGCAGCAGCGAACCTCTATGAGAAATTAAGAAAGCTGAAAATGCTAGACCAGCTTAAGCAGGAAGCCATGACTAGACGTTACAAGGAGGCGGTATGAAACCAGAACAGTTTATTCGTGAGTACAGGGTGGAGAAGGCGAGGGAGGTTGTTGCTAATCAGCCAAAAATGAATGCAACTCATTACAGGGCTAAAGACAAGAAATATTCGTCTCTGTTTAAACCAAGCCCAGAGATTGTTTATGTAGCTGACCTCAAGCGTCTGGTGGAGTCTATTGATTTAGTCGAATCATGGGGTGGCATTGAGGACTTAAAACTATATGACTTGTCTCATTGCAAAGATAAACCTGAATCTGCTGGATACAAGCTGCTTAAAGCAATTGCTGATTACGAATCAATATACGGAGGCGGGGATGAATAGTATCTGGTTTACGTTGTTCTTCTGCTTATGCTGCTTCATTTGGGGTTTTGCATATTCGTATGGCAGTTGGATTGAGAAAGCAACTAATGGCCAGCCTTTTGAATCGAAAGGCAAGGTCTACAAAATCATTGAATTGGATGTTGTGGAGAAAGGAGCCAGCCATGAGTGAGTTTAAAGAATGTCAAAACCATTTCTGGTCTCAAAACAATCAGGATGGCACAGGTAAATGCTGCATCCGTTGCGGCCTAGCTGAAAATGATTTGTATCCAGTTGAAGAAATAGCAGCAGGCCACCGCATTGATAAACCCTCGGATTCGAGGGAATTAGAAACCCTAGACAAACCAGAAAACCACATTTCGCCGAATTGCAAAGTGGAGGATGTGTGATGGATAAACCAATGACATTTATTGAGTGGTGCGCTAGTAAAGGAGTAATTCCATATTCACTTGGTATAGAAGCGGCATATGAAGCTGGTCAGCAGTCGCAGCAATCGAAAGTGGAGGAGCTGCAACGCAGAAATCAGATGCTTAACGACAACATAAAAGAGCAAGGTCAAAAGCTCGTTTATCAAAACGAAGTGATTGAAACACAAGCTGAAAAACTGCTTGGTTTAAGAGATGAGAAAGCAGAGCTGCAAAAGCGGGTGGATGCGGCAATTAAATGCGCTGATCTTAATTTTTGGAATGCAAATACGGTTAAGGCGATGGTTGAAGCGCTCAAGGGGGAAGGATGAAAGACTTTGCGATAGCAATCATCTACGGTGTAGCGCTATTCGTATCAATTAAGTATGCATGGCGTTGGTACAACGGTGAGCTTTCAACACCTGCAATTATGGAGTGGTTTGGCAGAGGATTCTTTTTTGCTTGGGGCGTGATAGCGGCAACATTAACTGTGTTTTTGATTATTCGTTTAATTACGGAGTATGTCAAATGACCACATTCAAAGACTCACAACGCATTAGATCAAAACCAGTGGCGCGTTCTAGCGTGCCATTGAAGCATAGACAAGGTGTTAGCAAAGGCGAAGCAATGCTTTGCCGTCAGCTAGATGTGATGAAAATCGCTTATGAGCAGGAGTTTAGATTCCATCCTGAGCGTAGATGGAAGGCAGACTTTCGAATTGAAGGTTATCCAATCCTAGTTGAAGTCGAAGGCGGTGCATTCAGCAATGGTCGTCACACTAGAGGCGAAGGCTACACAGCAGACTGTGAGAAATATTCAGTTGCAGCTATTCACGGATGGACTGTAATTCGAGGCACTACAAAGCAAGTTCAAAGCGGCTTAGGTGACGACATGGCCGAGAAATTAACCGCAAGTGTCACCTTTAAGTGCACTGAAAAAATGAAAATCAAATTAGAGCGTATTGCACGTTCTAGAAAGTTAAACGGCTCATCAGAGCTAATGCGTATAGCTGCCATGGACATAATCTTCGAGGTTGAGGAGATGCTTAATTGTCTACAAATGCCTATCGATCTGACCACAGTTACCGAAGATACAAGGAATACACCTGAGCCGTTTGAATTAGAAATGGCACCAAATCCACATAAAACACAGGCACAAAAAAAGCCCAATTGTCGCAACCAATTGAGCCTTATCTGCCATTCCACTGCAAAGCAATGAGATGAAATCGCATGAAGATATTAACAAAAGAGGTGAATCATGGCTAGAGCTAGAAACATCAAACCATCATTTTTTACGAATGATGATCTTGGTGAAATTAATCCACTGGCCAGATTGCTTTTTATAGGCATGTGGACTATCGCCGACTATAAGGGATGTTTTGAATACAAACCGAAACGTTTAAAAGTCCAAATATTGCCGTATGACAACTGTGATATCGAGCAACTCGTGAATGATCTAGAAAAATCTGGATTTATCTCGATTTATTCGGTACGTGGACGGAAGTACATCAAAGCTATTAATTTTACCAAACATCAGAACCCACATAAGAATGAAAGGGAAGGTGGAAGTGAAATTCCAGATATAGATGAATCCGATATTGAAGAAGAGGAAAAATCCTTAAAAAACAATGAGTGGGCGAATATCGAGAATAATCTAGAGCAAGACGGAACTGATCGTGCTGATTCCCTTAACCTGATTCCTGATTCCCTTAACCTGATTCCCTCTACCCCAGAGCCGAAAATCGGGAAGACAGTTGACGAAATGTTCACTGAATTTTGGGAAATATATCCAAATAAAAAATCTGGACCAAAAGCAGCCAAGGAAAAATTCAAAAAGATTAATTTCAAAAAACACAGCTTTGAATTAATCATGACTTCACTTGAAAAACACATTCAGTCACTTGATTGGATCAAGGAAGGTGGAAAGTTTATTCCTCATGCCACTACTTGGATTAATCAAGAACGTTGGAATGCTGATATTGGATCTACTCAACAAACAAGTGGGTTCAACTCAAATTATGGGTATCAGTCTTCACAACAACAAACCATTTCTGAACAAGCGAAATGGGATGAGTTCCTAAATCAAAATCAGATTTGGGATGTCACACCAAAAAAGCCGTTACTGATTGAGGGGGTGGGTCATGCGTGAGTTCACCTTTGAAGACGCTTTACGTCTGATTACTAAAATGCGTGGGTTTTATGGAAAGAAATTCACTGATCAATGGGCAGGTGTAGATCCTAAAGATATCGCTGAATCAATGGTTGAGTGCTTTCAAGGATTAACAGCAGAAGATTTCAAACGTGGTGTAACCAAGATGATGAAATCAACATTCTGTCCAACAGTGCCAGAATTTCGCTCATGGTGTGAGCCTAAAGCATCAGATTGGTTAGATGCTCATGAAGCTTGGGCAATTGCTAAGAACTCAATTGAATACGGCACAGGTCGTGAAATGACTGTGGTGTGGACTGAGCAGGCGGCTAAAGCATTCGAGAAGTGTACTGACTTGGTTGCTACTGGTGACAAGTTCCAATTGGCAGAAGCTAAGAAGATCTTTGTGTCTATCTACGATCGCTTAGTGACTGAAGCTAAGGATCAAGGATTAAAGCCAGTCTACAACGTGAGCTTAGGTTTAGATCCAGACCAACGCATTACAGCTATCAAACAAGCTGAGGTGGCAGGGTTCCTATCAACTCAAGAGACACAGCTTCAGCTTGAGCACAAACAAACTAAAGAAGAGCAGCAAGCCGATAACGAGCGATACAAAACGATTGCACAGAAAGCAATTGCGGAGTTACGCGAAAAGCTAAAGATCCAAGCGCCAGTCAACAAGATGGCTGAGGAAATCAAGGAAGTTCAACCTTGGGAACTCAAACCCGACACTGACTATTGGCCAGATCCTTTTGACCAGAAAGATGACTTCAAAAAAATGCTAGAAGCTGACGGCTTGAAAATGCCGATGGCGTTGAGAGGTGCGGCATGAAGCACACCTTGATCTTAGGCGATTGTCTCGAGCAGATGAAAGAAATTGAGTCAGGTACCGTGGACATGATTCTTTGTGATTTGCCATACGGTACCACTTGCTGTGCATGGGATTCAGTAATTCCTTTTGAGCCTCTTTGGGAGCAATACGAAAGAGTTATTAAAGAGAATGGCGCAATTGTTCTATTTGCAGCTCATCCATTTACAGCAGTACTTGCGACATCAAATCTAAATCTATTTCGCTACGAGTGGATTTGGGAGAAACCTGCAGCTACTGGATTCTTTAATGCACATTTCCAGCCGTTACGTGCACATGAAAACATCCTTGTGTTTTACAAAGCTAAGCCAACATTTAACCCCATCAAAACCTTTGGTCATGAGCGTAAGACAGCCAAGCGTAAAGACATTGGATCAGAACATTACGGCAAGCAAGTAAATATCAAGGCTTACGACTCAACAGAGCGGTACCCACGTTCAGTTCAGTTATTCAGTAGTGATAAGCAAAAAGCTAATTTCCATCCGACCCAGAAGCCAGTTGCTCTTTGTGAGTACTTGATTCGCACATACACAAACGAAGGTGAAACAGTACTCGACAACACAATGGGTAGCGGTACCACGGGTGTTGCATGTGTGAATACAGGTCGCAACTTCATTGGGATAGAGAAAGAGAAAAAGTATTTCGAGATTGCTCAAGAACGTATTGATCAAGCAGGTACTGAAAAGCGTATGCAGCCTGATCTATTTGGAGAAATAGCATGATGCTTTCAGAAATTAGGCAACAATTGGCTGTAGTAGCTCAGCGTAATGGCAGACCAGAGTACGAATTGTGTGTGCTCAAAGCTGTTCAGTTCGCTGTGATGAATGGAACAGATCATCCGCTTAAAGAGTATTTGAATAAACCTCAAGTAGCGCTAAAGAGTGTGTCAACTGTTAAAGGCCCTTCGGCTAAGTCTGGCCCTAAACGCGCTCAAGCAACTGCTGAAGAAATTAAAGCACTTTGTGAATGGGTTTCAGATGAAGTTGGACGTCAAGTCATGCTTGCAGAGAAGGCAGATACAGCACCATCAGTGCTTTGGAGAATCAACAGAACTGGTGCTTGCACGAAAGCTTTGTACACCCGTCTGATGAAAGCCAGAAAGGAAATAGAAAAACATCAAAAAGCTAATCCAATCTTAAAAACTCGTAATGAAGCACTAGCAAAAGGTCTATCTCATTATCAAGGCCGTATGTGTGAGAAGTGCAAAACAACAACTCGCTATGTCACTTGCAACAAGTGTGTTCACTGCATGGCAGAAGCTAATAAGCGCAAAAAGGAGTTAGCAGCATGAAGAAACAACGCAAAGCTCCTAAAGCTCAACACTTCCAATTGTCTTGGAATGTATTCAATGCAGTTGAAATCGTAGAGCAATACGAAAAGCAGTCAGGTGATACAAGTGGTCAACTGCCTTTGCCTGTGCTTATGAAGATTTATCAAGGCTCATTACTCACAGCTCTACAGTTTGGGACTATTCCAAATCATCAAACTTATGGCGTGACTTTCTTCGCAAAGATCAAGAAGGACTCAGGTGAGGAAGGAATTGTAGAGCGTGGGTTCCGTATCGATACACCTATGAAGCTATCAGAGTTCATTAACGGTTACTCAGATTGCTATGTGAACAAAGGGCAAGGACTTAAAACCAAAGGCTGGAAAGGCGCTAAGGAAGAGTGGCTGTCGATGATGGATGAAGAGTTCAAAGGCGATACATGTCTTGATGCTTGGGCAGTGGCTAATTGCCTTCATAGAGCTAATAAGAACGTGACCAAACGTGACGGGGTGAAGGGATGAAGCTAATAATTGGTAATAAATACAAGTGGTCACATGAGCCACAAGTTCTTGTTTACATAGGCACAAAGAACGGATGGCATCAATTCACCTTCAGAGATCGCATTTGGTGTGAGTGCTTAGATTCTGACTTGCCATATATGGAGGAAGTCCAATGAAAGCCACCCAATTCATCAAAGACCACGGTTTAGAGAAGGCGAGAGAGGTTGTTGGTGGTGCGCCTAGCAACGCTGAGAGCTTCCAAGACGGTTATTACTTTCGCACTAAGCCTGAGTTTCAGTTTCACAATGGTTTTCATCCAGTTTGGAATCTAACAGACAACAATGGTGAATGGTTTAAGAAGCGTGGTTTTGAACCAGTGCAAATCAATGATCTCAAAATCCTTTTAGAAAGCCTTCGCATCGTTGAGCAGTTTGGTGGAATTGAGAAAGCAAAGTTCACATCACGCACTAAAAATGGCATGGGTTATTTGAAGGAATGCATTAAAGACCACGAATCAATATACGGAGGCGGTGAATCTCATGCCAACTAGATATAACACAGGCGAGTATAGCTACGATCTTGAATATCACTATGGAGATATGTCAGCAAGCATGGAGATGCTTAGAGCACGTTTAATTGAATTGTTGACTCCTCATCTGTCTGGCCGTTATGTGAAATGGAGAGAAGCATATTTCACATGGTTTACAAAGTGCGGCGGGGATTCGGGGTGGATGTTTTGTGTAGGTCCACACGAATTTCATATTGATGGGGCGTTAAGGCGCTATTACTCAGGTTCTATTGATATTACCTACAACCAGAAAGATCGATATTTCTTGGTGGGTGAGAAAAAGAAAGTCAAATGTAAGGCTTGTAAGGGGTTTGGCTTCATTCGAGATGATGGGTGGGGGCATATAGATAAATGTGAAATGTGTGATGCAGAAAAAGGAGCCAGCCATGAGTGAGTTTGAGGGTAAATCTGGAAAGTGGGCTTGGGAGATTCAAAAAGAACAACAAGCGAATTTAGTTGAGCTAAGAAGTTCAATTGAAAACCTAGTTCAAAAGTATAAACACGATGCTCATGCTTCAAGCCTTTTTGGCGATCAAGATAAAGCACGAGTTTATAACTGCTTTGCTAATCAGTTGAAAAATTTGCTGAAAGGTGGTGCTTGATGTCATCAGTCAGCATTGCTGAATACCGCAAGTTATTTCCGATAAAGAAAAATAAAAAGCGGCGTTCAGCAAAGCAAGTTGCCAGACAACCAAGTGTGGGTGAAATGGTTCTGGCAACGCATTTAAGAGCATGCAAGATCGGTTTTGAACAGGAATATAAGTTCCATCCAAAACGCAAATGGAGAGCTGATTTTCTGATTATTGGTACAAAAATTTTGATTGAGGTTGAAGGCGGGATCTGGAGTGGAGGCCGTCATACAAGGGGCAAAGGCTATATAGGGGATATGGAGAAATACAACTCCGCAGCAATGATGGGTTTTACAGTTTTACGGTTCAGCACAGAGCAAGTTAAAGCAGGCGTTAAGGTGTTAATGTGATCTTTAGCTTGAGTAATCAGGTCAGCCAAGAAAGTAGGGTGTGCTTTTTTGTTGTCTGTGAGATAAATATCGCATTTCCGATATTATTAGTCAATAGGTAATCCGATATTTTTATAGAAAATCCGATTTTTTATGCTTTAATAGACAAAAGAAAACCCACACTGGGTGGGTTGGATGATAATAAATCGTTAAAATTTATTTATTGTTTAGTACCTTTGCCTTAGCTTCCCTTGATTCTTTACGTGCTTTAAGAGTTTTTTCCAACATTGAGATTTCTCTTAAATCACTCCAAGCCAAAAAAAAGCTAACAATTGAAGAAAGCCCGATTGATAGGATTAAAGCCAACAAATGCTTTTCAGTAAGTAAATTTATTGAATTTAGGACAAATATACTAAAAACAATAACAATAAAAAGAATAGCTACATATAAGGACGACTTACTTCGTATATCTACTGTTGAAGTTAATCTGTCTCTCTCAGACTGACTTAATCCATCAAGTTTGAGTGCATCTAGCATGCCCTTATAGGCTAAATAAATTTGACTTAAGGGCAAAAGCAAAACAAACGAAAATTGGGT